TCCAAGCTGTCATCACCTTCTCGCGCTCTCCCCCGTGGTTATCTTCGGTTTGTGGAGAATGAGACTCGTCGTCTCTTTCCCCGCGGCTGGGACCGCTCAACCTATGAGCACCACGTTCTCACCACCTCTCCCCCTTTGTCCTCTACCACTGAGTGCTCTCGCAGCGACGGCGGTTCACTTGGTTCTGGCATCGATCAGCCTTCCTTCCTTGACGTTTGTCTTGGAGGTCAGGATTATGATCTTGATGTCAGAGCTAAGATGATCGTCGTCCAATCTGCTGGTAAGCCCCGTGCTCTCACAAAATTCTCCGCCGACGCTCTCAGTCTACGGCCTCTTCACAAGGCTATTTATGACCGATTGTCGTTAGAGAAATGGTTGTGTCGCGGGGATGTTACCAGCAATAAGATTAGAAACGCTGGGTTTAAGCACGTGGATGGTGAGGTCCTTACCTCCGGAGACTACAAGTCTGCAACCGACAACCTCTCTATAGAGGTTGCTGAGGTTATTCTTCGTACTCTTCTTTCAACTTCGGTCTCTGTGCCGGAGTCTGTTAAGAAGAACGCGTTGAAAATCCTTAGGCCCAACTTGTACAATCTCGAGGTAGGGATTGACTTCTCGCCCACCGTTGGCCAGATGATGGGAAGCTTCCTGAGCTTCCCCCTTCTCTGCATTCAGAACCGTCTAGCGTTTCTGCGTTGCGGAGGCAGGGGTTTACCATGTCTGATCAATGGCGATGACATCCTATTCCGCTCCAAGCCTGAGTTCTCTCAGCTTTGGTTGGGAATGGTTGGATCATTAGGGCTCGAAGTCGAAAAAACAAAAACAAGTGTTTCCGAATCTTACGGTACGCTTAACTCCACACTTATCGTTCGCGAGAACGGTAAGTACAAGGTTAGGCAGACTTTCAGATTTGGGATGCTCGGAGAGCTGGACGACATCACGTCGTTGAGTACCGTGTTCTCATCCTTCGTGTCTGGAATCTCCGGTCGGCCTCGCTTCAGAGGAGCCGTTGAGTTTTTTAGGTGGCATCTGCCACTTATCAAATCTCAGCGCCTCACTACTTTGGAGCTCGGCTTCCGTGGAGACCTCGCATGGAGGGTGACAAGGAAGTTCGGTCTTCTGATGTGTCCTGCGGTCGCAAGCTTACCCAAATTGGGTCCGGATCACAATGTGGTCCTGCCTAAAGAATGTAGGTTCGTCGATCCAGCGACGTTGACGAAAGAAGACAAAAGGAAGAGTGCTTACGAACTGACCTCATGGAAATTTTCCAAAGAGTTCAGGTCGCTTGCCAGAAGATCTAAGTTGAGTTTCTTGTTGAAGCTTTCGGAAGTTAGACCAAGTCGTCCTTGCTTTAATGCTCTCTTTTGGGAGGGCACTAGGGCTGGTTCGCAACTAGGTCGCTATTCCTGGGCGGAAACAAGAAGGTGGTTTATGAAACCGGTCGAGATCAATAGGGATTCTTTCCCACTCATGATTGAGCCCGAGGACGTATTGCCGCCCTACGAGGACTTCGAAGCAGGCACTTGCCTGGTAGAAGTTGATTATTCTCATGATGAAAAGAAGGCCACCCACGGGTAGGCGTCGAGTTAGTAGACCACAATATCTGCTGGGTGAGATCCCCAGGTTAACATAGTGGAAGGCCTACTCGGCAAGCGCCAGCTGACCGAGATGCGTCGCCGTAATAGCGACATCTCGTACGCGACGATTGACAATCGTTCCTGGCCCACGGGTTTGGATTCTGGACAGAAAAAGAAGGACCTAGGCGTGTTGTAGGACACCTGAACCTTTGAGAATAAAAAGAC